GTGACGGACCCGATTGAGTTAATGACGCTAAGGCTACGTCAGTGATGTTTTACTTCTTTCACTCGAAGGTGTTTTAAAGTGGTGTGCTCCACTGGCGTTTTATAGTGTCTTTCCCCACTCGCAAGATCGTGCGCAGTGTGCGATGGCACAAGTGATGCAGGTGACACAATATGTGTGTCGTCACGACGCGGCTTCTTTATTTTCCTTTTTGCCACCCGAACCCATTGGGGCACATAATGACCTTCGCTGTTGAAGCAAAGTGGCCTTACATCATCGGGATAAACGGTGGAGAATTGAGGGACGTTCGGTACGATATCCCGCTGGAGGAGACCGAACCCTGCGTACTTATCCAACCAAGGATAGGGTTGGATGATCACCTCGTGAAACCATGTTGCTTTGGTGAATTGCTCTTCGATTTCAAATTGGGCGGATACAGGAATATTGTATTCCTCTTCGCAAGCCATGCGTGTGTGCATGTCTATCCCAGACGTGATTTCGGCGAGTGTTTTCTTCCAAGGCGGATTCTTAAGAGATCGAATCTATTCTTCAACGTTGGCTTTGTAGGCATCTCGTTCGAAGATTGCCTACTTCAACTTTGTCCATTCACACACTTTCCAGCACATCACTGCCACCACCGGCAGTCCTTCATATTCGTACAACAAACTTTGGGCCTTTGCCCTGAGCAAACCAAGAATCTTATTCTGCCTGTATTGCGCATATTGGATGGGAATCTAAAACAAATTCAAAAGAACCTTCTTCGGGTCTGTGGTTACTGGGAGGTAGGGGGCTGGCCTGTGTCGTCCGCAGAAACTTGCATCGTAGAAGGATGTTTTCTGATTGAGTTTGACTTTGACTCCAAGCGCAACGGCACGCTTGCGGATCTCTTCAATGTCGATGTGTTCCCCGTCTCTGAGGGCGAGCAGAAGGTCGTCGCCCTCGCCCCGGAAGATGCGGGGCGGCGTGTTGGAACGGAACGCGCGGGTCCCGTCGACGAGGTAGTTGCAGGTGAGGATGTTGAGGCAGAAATATGCAGAACTGGTCCAAGGAGAACCAGATGCAAGAGTTTGAGCAACAGAGTAATGAAGATTACCCATCCTAACACGAGTGTCGCCATTGAGCATGCGTGATACAGTACGCATGTAATCACGATGCTGAGGATGAGCATGAGCAATGTGACCCATCCAAAAGAGAGCCAAGCGAGCAAATACACCGGCGTGGTGATGCTCCATGGAGGTGAAATCTGATTCCAGAACACTGCAGCCACAGAATTCAAAAGCCAGGATGTCATCTCGCTGAGCAGGTGTAAGATGCTTGACAGAG